CGTGCGCCAGTGGCGGGGGGCTTACGCTCGGGCTTGGTCAGGACCTTGGCCGTGACCTGCGCCCCGGCTGCGGGCTCCGGAGCGTCGTCCTCGGCCTCGCCATCGTCCGGCTCGTGCTCGGGCCGCAGCGGCTGCGTGGCGTCCTTGGGGCCGGCGGGGATGGTGCCTGCGCGGGGGTCCATGACGCCGGGCAGCTGCATCGGGCCGCCGTGGTCCGGGGTGATGCGGAAGGTGCCGGTTTCCTGGCCGTGCTGGCCGATCACAGGCCGGTGACCATTCCGAACGCGGCCGGGCGGTAGACGACGAGGACCAGGCGCTCCTCCGCGCGGATGACGGTCACGCCGGCGGTGAAGTTGCTGGCGTGGCTGTTGGTGGCTTCCACGGTCAGACCCCCCTTGCGGAAGATCTGCGAGCCCTGCTGGAAGCAGCCGACGAGGGCCTGGCCCGCCGGGGTGGCGGACGGCAGGCCGGAGGCCTGCTGGCCGTTCATCGCCGGGGTCTGCACGACCGTCTTGCCCCACAGCGCCGGGCGCTGCTGGTCCATGAACGGGCCGTTCGCGTAGTACTGCCCGAGGGCGGTCTTCGCGAGCGTGATGTCCTGCCAGCTGTTGGGGTCCATCACGATGCCGTCGGGCTCGAGGAACGCCGTCATGCGGATGTTCGTGATCTGACGGTAGATCGCGTCCATGCCGTTGTCGGAGGCCGGGAAGTTGCCGTTCCCCGCGACCGCCACGGCGTTCGCGGTGGCCTGAGTGACCAGGCCGTTGAGGTTCGGCGTGGTGCCGTTGCCGAGCAGCAGCTGGTACTGCTCGCGCTGGCGGATGAACAGCTGCAGCCGCGCGTTGATGTACGACTGGATCTGCGCGACGTCCTCGAGCATTTCGTCGGTGACCGGGAGGAACACCGGCAGCTTCGTGAGCGCGACGTCGGCCTTGGTGAAGGTCAGCGTGGCCTCGGGGTAGGTCGCCGCCTCCGCGGTTTCCGCCGCCCCGATCACGATGGTGGTCGGGTCCTCCTTCAGGTACCGGATCAGCGGGGTGGTGGCCTCGCCCTGCGGGATCAGGTCGGCGACCACCAGCTCCGGGAAGCGGACGTCGACGATGCCGGGCAGCACCGTCGGCGTGGCCACCAGGGCGCCCGCGGTACCGGCCGGAGTGGTCGACGGCATGCCCTCCCAGATGGTGTTGGCGTCCGACGGGCTCTTGGTGACGATCTCCACCGCGCCGGAGGACCACTGGCCGGTCTTCATCCGGCCGGAGGAGAGCAGCTCCTTGTACTGCTTGCTGCCGACGAACTGCTCGCCGATGGACTTCAGGCGCCTGGCCGGGCCGGGCTGCGGGTTGGCGTCCTGGTCGCCGGCGGCCTTGTTGGCCTCCTCAGCGGTCTTCTGCGCCGACTGGAACTTCGCGCGCTTCTCGGCGACGTATTCCAGGTCGGCGACCTCGCCCTGCCACTTCTTGATGTCCGTCTCGAGGCGGTCGATCTGGTTCTTCTGCTCGGAGGCGGTCATCGTGGTGCTCTCCGCCACTTCGAGGGCCTTCAGAGACAGGGTCCTTACCTGCTCCCGGGCCTCAGTGAGAGTCGGCATTCAAGCCGTCCTTTCCTTGGGATTCGTAGGTCTCTCGCAGGGCCCCGCGTGCCAGCTTCAGCAGTGACTGCCTGCGCTGGTTGAGCTCCTCGTCGGCGGCGGCGGACTTGGACGCGCCGGCCTGCTCGGCGGGGGCGTCCGTATCGGCGGCGGCGGACTCGTCGTCCAGGTCGTCGGGGTCGGGCAGTCCCATCGCGTCGAGCAGCTCGTCGACGCTCGCCCCGGCGGCTTGCACCAGGGCGATCGCTTCCTGCACGACGGGTGGGAGGTCTGTGAGGTCCACGTCGGCCAGCAGCTCGGTCGCGTGGTCCAGGGCGGAGTCGGTGGCCTGCGCCAGGTCGCCGACGCTCAGGCCGTCGTAGTCGTTCGCGCCTGCGGCCTTGGCCCGCAGGGACTTGCCGGCCAGGGCTGTCAGGGAGTCCGGCGGGTCGTCTCCGATCGCCCGGTACGCGGCCAGCACGGCGCGTGCGGCCTTCGCCTTGTCCTCGGGCGAGGCCTGCACGCCGCCGCGGCCGCCGGCGAGCACAGAGGCCGCGGCATGCACGCCGTTGCGGTTCAGCGTGCCGTCCGGTTCGCGGATGGGCAGCTTGCAGTGCTCTTTGTCGTCCGGGACCTGTCCGGCCGGGTGGTCGTGGATGACGCACGCGCGGTGCCATTGCGCCGGGGTGTAGTCCGCCGCGGTGAAGTCGGACCAGGGCTTGTCGCTCACCGGCGTGGAAGCCTTCAGCGCCCGCACGGACTTGCCCATGTTGCCCGGCGTGCAGGTGGCGCCCATGTTCACGGCGTGGTCGTGAATCGCCTGCACGCGCCGCGCGTCGCCGACCGCCTTCGCGCCCTTGGACGCCAGGACCACCGACCCGCGGTTCGACGGGATCGGGGTGAAGGTGCCGTTGAGCAGTTCCCGCGTGGTCTTACCGTCGACGCGCTTGGTCAGGTAGGTGACCGAGGTCGTGGAGATGTGGCCCTCGTTGACCAGCTGGCGCACGTCCTGTGCGCGCTTCAGGCCCGAGTAGGTGCCGCGCACGTGCATGACGCCGTCCTCGATCGACGGCACGCCGGAGCCGATCGTGGTCTCCACGGTCATGCCGTGGTCGATGTCGAACGGGATGCGAGCCGGCAGCGGCTGCTCCCACTCGTCCGTGGGCAGCGTCTCGCCGTCACGGTCCAGCTCGGGCGTGGACAGGATGACGTGGAAAGAGCCGGTCGGAGACTCGGCGTCGTCCGTGCCCGGCTCGATCAGCGCGGTTGCGGTCTTCCTTCCGAGGTTCACGAGGACACCTTTCGCAGGTATTCGAGGTCGCAGTTGCAGCGCGCGGATTCCTCGGGGCCCTCGGACGGGTCGCCGGGGTACATAAGGCCGTTGCTGAAGCGGTCACCGATCGGCACCGCCTGGCCGTCGACGGCGCCGTGCTCCGGACGCGGGTTCGAGCCGGTGCGCCAGACCTTGTGCGTCGCACCGGCCTGTTGCGCCGCGTTGTGCCCGGCGTTCTGGCCGACGGTCTGCACGCGGGTGCGCGCGATCTGCCCCAGGCGACCGCCGAGCACCACGCCGGCCAGCACCACGCCGGGCGCCGAGGTCGTCGACGCCGGTGCGCCGGCGGCTTCCTGCGCGGTGGTCAGCTGGTCGTAGACGTGCGCCACGGCCTCGTCCGGGTCGGCGTCGGTCTCCAGCTCCGTCACCAGCTGCGAGAGCGTCGCGGCGTTGATGCGGCGCGCGGCCTCGGCGGCGTTGTCGCGGATCCACTGCGCCATCTGCGAGACGTCGAACGCGGCGCCGAGCTGCCCTGCGACGCGGCCGCCCATAGCCTTGGCGGTGGCGACGGCGAGGGCCTGTAGCAGCGCGGTGAGCTGCTGGTTCCACGCCGCGGCGTCGAACGGCCCGGGCGAGGATCCGGCGACCGGGTCGTCGGTCGGCGCGCCGAGGATCGACTTGGTGCCCACCGTGGCCAGGACCGCGGCCTTCTGTCGCGCGAAGTACGGCGCGAGCACGGAGGCGTGTTCGGCGGCGAGCTTGTCGCGCAGGTCGCCGAAGCTCTTGCAGCGGCTGGTGCGGCCGAGGATCGAGCGCACCATCGGCAGGGAGGCGACATGGCGCAGGCCTTCGGCCGCGTCCTGGCGGTCGTCGGCGGCCGGGCTCTGGTGCTCGTCGACGGTCGGGTCCGCGCCCGGGGGGAGGGCCGGGCGCGGGCCGTCGGCCGGCGCGGCGGGGATGGCGCCGACGACGGGTGTACCGAGCGGCTGCATGGCCTGGTTGGCGTAGAGCCGGTCTGCCTCGGGCCCGGCCGGCCCTAGCCCGAACATCGGGCGCCCTTCCGCGGGCTTCATCACGCCTGCCGTGACCAGGCCGGTCACGGCGGTGGCGCGGGCCTCGAAGTCGCCTCTCAGGACGCTGTCCATGTCGAAGCGGCACTCGTCCGGGGCGTCCGGGAAGTCGGGTAGCAGGTGGTGTTCGATGACGGATTCGAACTCTTCGACGGTCTGGCCGACCGAGTCGCGGTAGACCGAGCGCATCTGCTCGGTGATGTTGCTGTAGGTGGCCTGGTCGAGGATGTGCACCGCGGGGGGCGGCATGTCGTAGCAGGCGCAGACCTCTTCGCGGTTCAGCTTCCTGCTCTCGATGTACTGCAGTTCCTCGGCGTTGAGCTGGGTGGGAACCCAGTCCATGCCTTCCTCGAGGACGGCGACGGCGCCGAAGTGGTCGGCGCCGGCGTGGATCGCGTCCCATCCGGCCTTGAGCTTCTGGCCGGCCTTTGTGGAGAGCGTGCCGGGGTGCTTGAGCACGCCGGAGGGCCGGGCGCCGCGGGTCCACCAGGACGCGGTGGCCCGGCGGGCTGCGTCCTCGTTGAGCAGGGTCTGGCGCAGCGATTCGAGGTTGGAGAGGCCGCGCACGGCGTTTTCCGGGTTGAACGAGCGGAACGGTACGACGTCGGCTTCGGGGATGGGCGGCAGGATGCCGACCTGCCGGATGCCGGCGGTGTACAGGTAGGTGAGCGAGCCGTCGTCTTCGCGGTGCACGATCGTGTTGACCGGGTGCATCGGGTGCAGCTCGCGCACGCGGCCGCTGAGGTCGCGCAGCTTGAGCCAGTACGCCTCGCCGTAGATGTCGTAGATCGCGTCGGTCCAGCGCCACAGGCCGAATGAATCCATGCGCGGGTTCGGCCGCTTGAATAGCGCCGCAGCATTCGAGGTCGTGTCGGACTGCCAGCCGCCGGCCTTCGTCTCGCCGAGCTCGAACGGGAGCCGGGCGAGCAGGTTGGCGCGCTTACGCACGATGGTGTTGACCCACACCTGTGTCCGGTAGAGCGCCGCGTAGGCCGCGAACTCGGCCGTCAGCTGAAGGCCCATCCGGCCGTAGTAGTTCGCGGTCGCGAACAGCGGCGTCGCGTCGGCCAGCGTGCCGATCGGGCCCGTGACGGGCGTACCGTTCGACAGGAACATCAGGCCCCTGCCTCTCCCGGTCCGGGCAGGCCTCCGGGGCGCTGCAGGTAGTGAACGCGGGAGCGCTCGATGTACAGCGCGCCGTCGACGCCGACACGCGCGCCGCTGCGCTCGAGCTGTACGGCGTTGACCAGCACGATCGTGTTCTGGTCGACGTCGACGAGTAGACCCTCGAACGCGCTGTCGTCGGTGTCGCGCAACGTCACGACGAAGCGTTCGCGCAGGGCGCTGCTCAGCAGCCGGTCGGCTTCACTGGCGGCGCGCGCCTCGGCGAGCTGCTGCTTCAGAGCCGAGGCGTCCTGGACCATGCGGGCGAGGCCTGCGTCGCGCTGCTGCAGTTCGGCCTCGAAGCGCCGACGGCGGATCCACGGGAGCATCGCGGACTCCCTTCACAGGATCAGCAGGCCGCGCTCCTCGTAGACCGAGGGGCCGGGTTGTTCGGTGCGCAGGGTGCGCTCGACTGCGTTGACCAGAGCCGAAACGCCGTCGATCTTCTCGTGGGCCTTGGCCTTGTCCGGTTTGACGTTGCCGGCCGGGTCCATCGCGACGGCGAGGTTGTCCACCATCCACCGCAGCACCGGGTTACCGCCGTGCCGCAGCACCGGCCGCTCGGGAGTGCCCGCGAGCAGCAGGCGTTTGACTTCCTTCGTCGGCGCCGAGAGGGACGCGAACCCCTGGCCTATCGGGCTCATGGGCATCCCCGCGGCGACGAGGCTGTTAACCATCTGCGAGCTGTTCCAGCGGTCGTAGGCGACGTCCTTGATCTGGTAGACCTCGGCGTCGCGCTTGAGCGCGTCCTCGATCCAGTCGTAGTCGGTGACGTTGCCCGGGGTCAGCGTCAGCCACTTCTGGCGCACCCACACCTCGGCGTTGCCGGCAGTGCGCCGGTTCAGCTCGGTGAGGTTGTCTTCGGGCGCGAATACGCGCCATAGGGCGTCGAAGGTGCCGTCGTCGTCGGGGAACAGTAGGCAGTACGAGGTGAAGTCGGATACTGCCGCCAGGTCCAGGCCGGCGAAGCACTCACGGCCCTCGAGCGCGTGTGGGTCGACGAGTCCGGCGTTGGCGTCCCACTCGGCCAGGGTGATGTATTTCGTGGTCTGCTTCGTGCGCAGGCCCAGGTGCAGCCGCAGGAACCGCGCGAGGTTCGCAGGGCTCTGCCGCGCCTTGTTCGCCTCGGCCTCGAGGAATTCCTTGGTCGGCGAGATCCCGTAGCCCGGATTGGCCTTGGCCCAGGTCTCCTCGGAGAACGGGTCGTCGTCCTCCTCGGCGCCGAAGATGACGCCGTAGAAGGTGACGTCCTGGAGCGCACCGCGGGCAAGCTGCTCGCAGTATTCGCGCTTCTCGGCGTAAGCGGTGTCGACCTTCCCGTCGTCCGGCGTGGTGATGATGAGCACCAGCGGTTGCGAGCGTGCACCGGTGCCGGTCTCGATCGCGTCGACCAGGTCCCGGGTCTTGTGCACGTGCAGCTCGTCGATGACGGAGCCGTGGATGTTCGCACCGTGTAGCAGGTCCGCGAGAGACGAGACGACCGCGAAGTAGGACCCGGAGGCCGGGTGCACGATGCGATCGCGCATCGGCTTGACGAACGGGGCGAGCTTTTTCGACTTCTCGGCCAGTGCCTTGACCGGGTCGAAGCAATAGCGGGCCTGGTCCTTGCCTGCGGCTGCCGCGTACACCTGGGCGCCGGGCTCGCCGTCGGCGCACGTCAGATAGATCGCCGTGCCGCCGGCGATGGTGGTCTTGCCGTTCTTTCGCGAGACGTCGACGTACGCGGTCCGGATGACGCGGACCCACCGGCCGCGGCTGTTGCGCCGCTTCCAGCCGAACACCGGCGCGATGTAGTACGCCACCTGCCAGGGGTCCGGCTTGAGCGGGCGGCCCGCCCACTCGCCTTGCGTGTGCTGCAGGGACGAGTAGGCGGCGATGACGCGGTCGACGGCGTCCTCGTCGAACATCCCGACGTCGCGCGGCTCCGGAGTTTTGAACTTCGGCACGCAGGTCGGCAGCGGGATGCCCCGGCTGGCCATGTACCAGCCGACCTCGGGGCTGATCTTCAGGCGCTCGAGGTCGGCCGGGTCGTACGGCTCGGGTTCAGCTGGCGAACGGGTTGTCCTCCTCGCCATCGTCCGCCTCCGGCTTGCTGACGCGACCCTCGGCGCTCGGGGTCAGGCCGAACTCACCGGCCCACGCGCGCAGCTCCTTGCTCGCCGCCTCGGCGATCAGCACGTTCGGGTGCTTCTTGGGGTTGCCGAACGCGTCCAGGTACGTCGCGCCGTGCTCCTTGATCGCCTTCTGGGCGGTCACCATCCGGTCCCACGCCAGGCAATAGGCGGTTAGGGCCGCGCGGTCGATCGGCTTGAGCAGCTGTAGTCGCTGCAGCTCGGGAACGACGCGCTTCCACTCGGCCTTGGCCTCGGCCGGCAGCCAGGTCGGCGCGTTCGGCGGTAGCCGGGTGAACCCGGGCGGCTGCTTGATCGCGCGGCCGCCGGAGTCGCGGCCGTTGCCGCGCCCTTGGATCACTCGCAGGCCATGCGGGCGAGCCTTAGCAGGCATCGCATATCACCGCCTTGGTCCAACCCCAGAAAATTTGATCTGAGACGGTGTGTGCGAAGTTGCGCGCGCCGGTCTAGAGGTAAAACTCGTCATCCTTCGGAACACCCCCGGTCCGGATGGCGCGGCGGTTCCATCCACCAGGCTGGTCCTGGGCGGTGCGGCGCGAATGGTGGCTGTGCGACATGGCGCGCAGGTTGTCTGGATCGTGGCCGCGAGGACCCTTAGGACCAAGGCCGTCCCGGTGGTCGACGTCGACGGCGGGAGGACGCTTCCACACGGGCTGAGCTAGGCACTCATCGCACTCGCAGTAGGGATGCTCGGCAAGGTACTTGCGCTTGGTCTCGCGCCACTGTGCGTCGTAGCCGCGCTCTGCTGCGCTAGGTCGACGGGCGTCGTATTCGCGTTCTGCTTCGTCGTGGTGCTCCTGGCACAGGCCGTTGTGTACGGCCTTGTTCGGGCAGCGCCTGTTGTTGCCCCTGCAGAACGGCGCTGGCCGAGTGGGCATCAGCTATGCCGGTACGGGCTGATCGTGACGGCGACGTTGTCGACGGTCAGCTGCAGCTGTGTGCCGTAGATGGCGGTGGGCCACACGTCGGTGCGGTATGAGCCGCCGGCGGGGATGGTGATGACCTTCGTGCCGAGCGTGAGGCCGTCGGCGCCGAGCGCGGCCGGGGTGACGGTGCAGGTGTGCGAGACGCCGCCACTGTTGCCCAGTTCGAGCCAGACCTTGCCGTCGTTGGCGACGCTGTTGCCGTTGACGGTGTCGCCCGCGGTGCCGGCGACCGATGCGGTACCGGACCTGCTGACCTGGGTCACGGGGATGGCGGTTGCGGTCACGGTTTCCTCGATTCGTCGTTCTAGCGGGCGTAGGCGATGTAGTGGCCTGAGTTCAGGCTGAAGCTGCTGGGCGTGAACGAGGCGGGGAACGCGGCCTGTGCGGCCTTGAAGATCGCCGGGTAGTGGCCGTTGATGACCGGGATGTTGGCGCTGCTCGCTGTTCCGGTTGCCGCGAATTTCGGCGCAGTACCCGAAAAGTGTGTCAGAACACAGATGTAATAGTTTGTTCCTGCGACGAGCTGGTGTGATGCGCCCATCGCGCCCTCGGCGAATCCGATCGCGCTGAAAGCCGCGGTGAGGTCGCCGGTTTGGTCTATCAGCACGCCGGCCTCGGTGTAGAGCGCCAGGGCGTTGACGCCGGATCCTGTCACGCCGGCGGCTGTGACCTGGATGCCGAGGGTGGAGACGGTTTTCGTCTTCGGTGGCGTGCACAGGAAGCAGACCAGGTTGCCGGCTGTCTGGGAGACGGTGAATCCGCAGTCGGTGAGCGGAGCGGTGAGCATTCCCAGGCCGAGCATGTCGGTCCAGTACGCGCTGACCGCGCCGATCGCGTCCGGGGTGACTTGGTCGCTGCCGCCGGCGGCGTGTGAGGCAGCGTGGGCGGTCGGCGTGCGGGCGTTGGTCGTCGTCGCGTCGGTCGAGGCCAGTGCGATGCTCGCGCCGGCTCCCGCCGCGCCGATGTTGGCCGCGGTCAGGTAGCTGGCGCCCTGCGATCCGGTCAGGTGGCCGCTGGCGTCGAGTGTGGCGACGCCGTTCGCCGCGCCGGCCGCGCTGGCAGCGATCGCGCCGATTGCTGCCGGGGTGAGGACGTCGCCGCCGCCGGTGGCGTGCGTGGACGCGTGCGCGGTGGGCGTGCGTGCGTTCGTGGTCGTCGCATCGGTCGAGGCGAGAGCGATACCGGCTCCGGCTCCGGCCGCGCCGATGTTCGCGGCTGTCAGGAAGTTCGCGCCCTGCGATCCGGTCAGGTGGCCGCTGGCATCGAGTGTGGCGACGCCGTTCGCTGCGCCTTCGGCGCTGGTGGGCACTGCGCCGACGTCGGAAGCGGCCAGGACGACTGCGCCGGTCTTGGTGTTGACCGAGGTGACCGGCGCGCTGCCGGTAGAACTGAGCGTGACGTCGACGCGGTTGTTGGCGGCGTCGTCGACCGCGGTGACGGTCATGCCGGCGCCGGCGACGACGTTCACTTCAGGCCGTGATCCGGCCACCGTGCCGTTCGCGGCAACCTGAAGGCCGGTGATGCCGGGAGCGGACGGCGTCGGCGGCGTTGTGACGAGCAGCTGGCTGAGGTTGTACGGGCCGCCAGACGCCGGGACGACGATCAGGCTGACGCCGCCCTCTTCGGTGACCTGGTAGTAGCTGTTCGCCGGGGTGAAGCCGCTGTTGGGCGGCAGGTCGATGGACCAGCGGCCGGTGGCGTCGGTCTCGACAGTGTACGTGCCGACCACGGTGCCGCTGCTGGTGTAGCCGGGTGCGCCGTTGGCTCCGGCGATCAGCGTGACGTACACGAAGCGGTTCGCGTGCGGGCCGCCGGGGCTGCTGGTGGTGTTCTGCACGACGGTCACGGCTGCGGCCTCCGCTCGCGTCGATAGAGAACGACGGCCGCCCCGGGGCCGGCAGGGTCACGGGGCGGCCGATCTGGGGACCGTTGCGTGAGCGTTCGGTTGAGGCCGCGCGGATCGAACTGCGGTCGGTGGCCATGCATCGCAACGGTCCGGTCTGTGGCGCTAGACGCGCGGCGTGACGAACTCCGTCTCGGCGACGGCCCAGGCGATCGAGTCCTGGTCGTACAGTTCGGCGATCTGCCGCAGTACGTCCTTGATCGGCTCGGCCTGCTGCTCGGCGTCGATCTCGAAGCAGATCGCCGCGTTCTGATACGGCGAATCCGGCGCTGAGAACCACACGCCGTGCACGTGCGCTGCCTCGCCGCGCAGGAAGTTGAACGTGCGGTGACACAGCTGCGACCACCGCTCTTGCGTCAGCTTGTTGTCGCTGTTGCCAATGCTGACGTAGACCGTGGTGAGCGGCCGCACCATTAGTCCTCGGACGGCGTGAAAGTGAGCGTGTACGCCGCGCCCTGCTCGAAGTGCTCGGCGACCTCGCGCTTGACGGTCATCGAGAGCGAGAGGTGCGGAGTGAACGCGGCCCACTCGGCGTTGCGGCCGTCGGCGTAGTCCGGCTGGAAGCCGAGGCTGAACGCGTCGGGGCCGTTCTGGGTCTTGGTCTCGAGCTTGACCTTGGCGGTGACGGCGACCACGGGGATCAGGCCTGCGGGGCGGTGTCGGTGGTCGGCTCGCTCGGCGACTCGGCCTCGGGCTGGGCCTCGGCAGGCGCCGGCGTCTCGGCCGGGGTAGTCGGCTCGGCCGGCGTCGCGGGTGCCTGGTCCGGCGTGCTCGGGGCGGCCGCGCTGCCGCCGAGGGCGGACTCCACGTCGGTCGCGGCGGTCTCGGCGAGGTTCGTCGCGTCGGACTCGACCTCCTGCAGGACCGGGGTGGCGGCGGCCGCGGCGTCGGACTCGACCTGGTGCAGGTCGGCGGCGGCCTGCTGCTCGAGCAGGGCGGCCTCCTTGTCGGCGTGCTCGCGCAGCTTGCCGAGGACGGCGTCGACGGGGCCGAGGTCGTGGCCGATCGCGTCGCGTACGTGGCCGAGGGCGCCGTCGAGCTCGTTGAGGATGTCGTGCAGGGACATGAGATTGCTCCGAATTCGGTAGCGGAAGGGAGGAAGCAACGGGTCCGATTCGGACCGGAAAAACGCGAAAGGCCCGTGAGCTGCACGCTCCGGGCCCTGCATGAGGACATACCTCTGTCGCTGCGTAGTGTCTGACAAACGATCGTTAGGGTCAACTCGTGACGGCCGATAGCCAGGCGGCGCGGTGTGTCACTCGGGTCGGCCGGCCTGTTCCCAGGCGGTCTGCATCAACTGGTCCAGGCGGCGTCGACGGCGCGTGTTCAGCTCGGCCTCGATCAGTTCGGACTTGCGAAACCGGGGCCCGTTATCCGTTTGAACAGGGATGATGATGCGTCGGCTCTTCCACTGGTAGACCACGTCGACGTCGACGTGCATCGCGGCCGCGCCTTCCTGAGCGGTCAGCAGGATGTTGAAGGGGTCGTCCGGGTCGGGCGGTAGCTCGAGCGCGGTCACGCGGCCGCCGCTGCTCGGCCGGGCTTGGTGTTCCTGCGCCGCCACTCAGAAATCAGGCCGAGGTAGTCGGACCAGGCCATGGTGTGCGCGCAACTGCGGCGTGAGCAGGTCACGCCGTCAGATCCCTGATAGTAGGTGAGGGATTGGGCGCCGCAGCGCGGGCACGGCAGCGCGAGGTCTTCGCGGGCGCGGTCCCAGGGGGCGAGCTTGTAGGCGTCGGAGCGCAGGTGCGCCAGGTCGTAGGCGTACTGGTTACACCAGGGCTGATCCGAGGCCCAGTGCGAGTGGGCGCGCAGCCAGCGGCCCATGACGGGCACGGTGTGGTCGGCGGGGCCTACGAGCACGGGGATGTGCTCGTAGGCGATCCGCTTGCTCCACTCGGCCAGCTTCGCCTCGATGGCGTTGCGGGCGTCGGTGATCTGCACGTCGTACGGGGGTTGCGGTTCTCCTTCGCGGCCGATGGTGCCGGTGCGCCAGGCCGGCCGAAGGTTCGTCATCTTCGCGCCCAGCCAGCCGTGCGCCCACACGGCCTGGGCCAGATCGCGGTCCAGGCGCCGGAAACAGCCGCCGCACATCCACGACGGCGCAAGCGCCCAGCTCTGGCCGCACACCAGGCACGGCTCCGCGGTAGATTCCACCGCCACTCCCCCTTGCATTTGTGCTGATCAGAGCTAGCGCATCTGCTGCCGGCGCAGCCCCGCGTTGATGATGCGCATTGCTTCGGTGCCCTGCTCGAGCTGCTGATCGATCTGGACCCGCAAGCGGGCCTGCTCGACCTCAACGCGGGCCCGGGCACCGTCAGGATGGCCGTAGACGAGACGATTGATCACTCGCCGTCGTGTGTGCTCGGGCACGCCTTCTAGGCCCATCGCACGCTCGGCGGCGTTAACCAGGTCCACCAGCAGAGCCATCGGCGCGACGTCTTCAGCCATCGTCAGACCTCTGTTTCATCGGCCGCGGCCTGCAGGTGCTTTCTTGCGCGGTCGATGGAGGCCTGCAGCTTGGCCTGGAAGTCGGTGGCGGCGATGCGGCGCGAGAGGTAGTGCTCGATCGCTGCCTCGCAGATCGCGGTGGCCGAGGTTTCGTCCAGGCCGGCGACGAGCGCCAGGTCTTCGGCCATCGGCTGCGGTAGGCGCAGGGTCATCGCGCGGCGGGCGTCAGACATCTAGTTCACCCAGGGTTTCGTCCGGGTCGTCGTCGATCTTCTGCTCGCTTATCTCGGTGACAGTGCCGTTCGCACCGGTGGTCCAGAGGAACATGTGCACGCCGTCGGCCTTGTCCTCGCGTATCGGTGCGAGGGGCTGGGTTTCGTGCCGGTCTAGGTGGCCGGCGTACAGGGCGCACTGCTGGTCGGGCTGGTTGCGTTCGGGTTCGAAGACCAGGACGTGGGGGCAGCGGTCCATGCCGATCGACGGCCGGGTGTCTGGCACGGGTGTGTCGATCGGGGCCGAGTCGGCCGGAGTCGGTGGCGTGTGGCGCGGGCGCTGCTCGGTGCGGTGCTCGCGGTAGCCGACGCGGCTGGCAGGTGGCTCTGTCGGCAGGGTGCTCACGAGGTGCCGCTGGTCCGCATCCTTCCAGACGATCTCGTGCAGGTGGATCGGGTCGGGCCAGCCAGCCGAGTGGTGATAGACCGGCTCCATGATCGCTGCGCGTTCTGGTTTCCAGTCGACGGTCGCGAAGAGGTTCAGCATTGGCAGCACAGCGCGGGAGAACTCGGCGCGACGCAGGTGCACGGCGGCTGGCAGGCGCAGTAGGTTGTGCATGAGGCCGAAGTTGATCGGGATCATGACTTCGCCGTTGGGCGGCTGCGCAGTCGGCTCGCCGGCCTCGAGGATCAGCCGCGTCAGCTTGAGCGCGGCTTCGAGCATGGGGACGAACGGCGCCGCGTAGGGCTCTGACCAGAAGTCCGCGATCATCTTGCAGTGCTCGAGCATCTTCGCGACGCACTCGCTGCGCTCGGTCGGCTCGCCGGCGGCCTGGCGGCGCAAGGTGTCCGCGGCGCGCTGCAGCCGCTCGGCATTGGTCTCAGTCACGGTCGGCCTCGATCTCGGCGACGCGGTCCATGGTCTCGACTGCGGCCATGGCGAGAGCGGCGAGGTTGAGTAGCTGCTCGCGCAGCTCGGGCCCGGTCTGGGCGCAGGCCTTCGCGCACTGGGTGGTGAGCATGTCTCCCCAGGTCTTGACGCCGGCGAAGGCCTGCAATTGTCGGGCGCCCTCGGTCATCTTCAGCGCGACGAGTTGCGCGGGGCTGCCGGTGCCCATGGGCCGGGTGAGCTCACCGGAGCGGTCCTGCGTCGCGCGCAGTGCGGCGACCTCGGTGATGATCTGGTCGAAACGCTTGGACACGGTGTTCGTGGCCTTCCTGGTTAGCGGGGGTAGGCCGCGGTCGGTGACGGCGGCGGGGTGTAGGGAGCTGCCGGGCCGTGGTCGTGGTGGTGCTTGGCGGCGTATAGCGCGGCGGCGATCACGATGGCGAGGCAGAGCAGCGCGAGAGGGCCGTTACGGCGCAGGCGATTCCTCATGGATGCGTCCTGGGTTTCGGTGGCTGCGGGTGGGCGGGTTCGAGGCCGGCGCCGATGCAGCCGACGGGGACGCCGTCTTCGTCGGGGGCGGCGTGCTCGGCGAGGGTTCCGTCGCGGTTGAGGGCCGGCCAGGTGCGGCACAGCGGGCATTGGCCGGTGCCGTAGAGGGCGGCGCGCACTTGGTTGGCGCCGAGCTGCGGGTCGGCGGCCGCGGGCTTGTTGCGCCAGTCGGCGGCCGGGTCGTGGATGGCGGCGGGACGTACGAGGCGCACGCCGTGTGCTTCGACGACGGCGGCCAGCTTGAGGGCGACGTGCCGCTGCCGGCTGGCCGGCGTCGGGGTGTCCTCGGCCAGCACGCTCTCGAAGCCGCGCACGATCGCGTCGCGTACGTCCCGGTTGGTCATGTCGAGCTGACCTCTGCGGGGATGAGTTGCATCGCCGCCTGGTACTGCTCGGCGAGGACCCGGCGGGATTCGTCTGGGTCTTCGTCCAAGTCGCAGGCCTCTTGCAGGATCGGCATGCCGGAGTCGATGGAGGCGAGGACTTCGGCGCGGGTGGCGTCTCTGCCGTGGGCGAACCAGTGCACGGATTCGGGGGCGCCGAGGTGCAGCAGGTAGTTGCCGGTGTAGTCGGGGAAGAGGGACCAGACTCGGGTGACCCAGACCAGGGCGCAGCCGGGGTTGCGTTTGATGCCGTGGCCGGCCGGGGCGGTCCAGTCCTCGATCTCGCGGCGTTTCATGCTCGGGGTGGCCAGGAACGGGCAGGCCTTCGCGGCGTAGAGGGCGCAGTCGAGATGCGAGCCGGGTTCGGCGGTGACGCGGTTGACGGCGCACATGGGGCCGATGACGAACGCGACGTAGCGGCCGAGCGGCTGGCCGCACAGCCAGCAGGTGTGATCGCGCAGGGCCTCGCGGATCCCGTCGTCGCGGATGATCCGGAAGTCGGGGGCTCCGTCGATCCAGGCTACGAACCAGGGCACGACGCGGTGGTGCTTGTCGCGCGGTAGGCCGGCCATGCGCGAGGGGATCTTCAGCTCGGCCGCGGCCGGAGCGGCACTCGTCTCAGCCGGGCTGACCGCGGTGCTCTCGGTGGCGTGCGCGGCGGGGCCGGTCACGATGCCTCTCCCCCGCCGAATGCGCCGTCGATCTCGTCCTCGGCCTCGATGGGCAGGGCGTTCTTGCCGGTGCGGCGTTCGAACGCCTTGCGGTAGAGGCGCTTGGCCGCCTCGGCGTCTTTGCCGTTGATCGGCTCGATCCGGCGGATGCGCAGGGTCGCGATCTGATCGCCGGTGTCGGCCTGCTTGAGGATCTGCTTGCAGTCCACCAGCACGATCACGGCGCGCAGCGCGGTCGGATCCTTCACGACCTCGGCGGCGATCTCGTCCAGGCCGTTGCGGTTCTCGTCCGCGGGCAGTGTGCCGGCGAGTTTCACGAAGTCGCTCACGATGCTGCCTCCAAGGGAAGTGATTGCTGTGCGCCAAGTGGCCGGTTGGACCACAGGACCTCGGTGCGGTCCTGCTCGCCGCGGCGGCCGTTGCCGGTGACGGCGCCGGTCTGCTCGCGGTACCAGCCTTCGAACAGCTCGTCGTAGAGCGGCGAGGGGTAGCCGGACAGCACGACCGCCGCTGTGCACCGGCGCAGAGCGTCCGCGAGCTCGCGGTGCCCGTCTTCGCCCTTCATCTCCAGCCGGTACCGGGCCGTCGCCTCCCGCGTCGTGCCCAGATACGGCGGGTCCACGTAGAGCAGACAGCGGGGCTGCGCACCGTACTTGGCGATCAAATCGAGGGCCGGCAAGCACTCGAGGGACACACGCGAGAGCCGTTCGGCCACGCACGCCATCCGGTCCACGTATCCAGCGAGGTAGTCCGGCATCGCGGTCCATGAGCCGCCGGGGTTGACGAAGTGCCGCCATCCGGCTTTGCGCAGGGCGCCTCCCTGGGACTGGGCGAGGCGCACGAAGACGCGGCGGGCGTGCTCGAGTTCGTCGTCGCTGGGTTCGTGTGCTGCTTGGAGTTCGGCGCGGCTGTGCGGCGTGAGCGCGCAGGCGCGGATCAGTTCGTCGGGCCTCTCGCGTAGGACGCGCCAGAAGGTCATCAGGTCGTGGTCGAGGTCGTTGACGGTCTCCATGTGGCTCGGCGCCTTCGCGAGCAGCACCGAGAGGGAACCGGCGAACGGCTCGACGTAGTGCTCGTGCGGCGGCAGCT